GCACACTCCCCGCTGCAATCCAGCTAGTGATTGCGGCAAACAAAAAAACACAACAGCAGCACCAGGTCACAAGCCTGCCTATACACATGCAGGATGCGCTACACGTCGAGCGGTGCTGGCGCAATCTCACGGATGATGGGGTAAAATGGTATCTAAAGTGGCAGTACATCCATAACATGCCTCAAGCCCCGCTGTGGCGCAAGCTCAAGCATTACAATATCCGCATCAAGAGCCACGCCGATCATGATATATTTGATCGTCGGGCGCTGGATGTATTTGCAAAATCACTCAAGACTTCACCGTAGCACCTCCCTTTTTACCCGCTTCGGCGGGTATTTTTTTGGGCGTACATCCGGCGATACAGGATAGTTGCGCAGCAGCCACTACACATGCTGCAAAAATAGCCCTAACTGGCAAGCCGGGGCTGGCTGATACGATTTGCCGATAGCCGCAATACAGGTTAAAGCACAACGCCAACAGGCGACTAGTCCACGTTACGGACACCTGGCAATAATCGGGCAATCCTTCTGTATAAGCAAACGCTAATATAGATGCCTCCAGCACAACATCGCAAGTTTTACCGTCCCATGACTGCATGGCGGATATGCGGGTGCTGTTTATCAGGAGGGCATAGTGCTTGGCTTGCCTAATGAGTTGAATATAAGAATTCAGTTATATGCTAAATTAGAATCGGCTAATATAAGTAAACTCTAATGAAGCACCAAACAACGAAAGAGCCAAAATGCCCGCACCAAAACACTCAAAAGCCGCAACCAAAGCGCATCCAGCGCCGAAGCGTGAGAACTTCAAGGCCGCAAAGGCTTACGCTGAGGCTTGCAGGTTGGTGAGTGAGGCCAGGGTGGCGTTTGATAGGCCGAAGTCAAAATACAATAAAATCGCGATTCTCGAATCCATTGCAGCCGGGCTAGCCGACGGACAGACACTGCGCGCTATGTGCCGAGTGGATGGGATGCCGAGCTACCATACTGTGTACAATTGGATAAATGACAGTCCAGATATGATTTCACACATCGCGCAGGCGCGCGAGGCTGGGTATGATTGTATTGCAGACCAAATAATCGAAATAATCGACGACTCGTCGAAGGACGTGATCGTTGCCGAGGATGGTAGTGAGAGGGCAAATAGCGAGGTTGTAGCCCGGTCGAGGCTGCGCGCAGAGATGCGGCTAAAGCTGCTGGCCAAGTGGTCGCCCAAAAGGTACGGGGATAAGCTAGCGCTCGGCGGTGCCGATGACCTGCCGCCAATCCGGCAGGATGTATCGATCTCGCCGGAGGATGCGTACCGCAGGCTGATAAATGGGTAATTTTTTTGGCTGTATCGGCACGGTGAGGGACTATGAACGCAGCCCAAAAAATCAATGACTTACAAAAACAGGCAGTAGCCCTGAAACCCATTGAAAAGTTTGACTGGCGCAGCCCTAACTACGACCTAATCTACGCAGAGCGGTCGAAGATGCTGGCGAACCTTCGGGCAAGTCCTGAGATACTCGCAAAGCTCAAAGAGTTCTACAAAGAAAACCCGGTAGATTTCATCACGGATTGGGGGATGACAGTAGACCCGCGCTTGGCCGAGATCGGAATGCCGACAACTGTTCCGTTTGTCCTGTTCCGGCGCCAGGATGAGTTCATTGATTTTATCGTTGACCGATGGAAGGGGCGCGAGGACGGGCTGGTCGAGAAGTCTCGCGACATGGGTGTATCGTGGTTATGTGTGTCGATAGCCGTCTGGATGTGGCTGTTTCACACCGGCACAATCATCGGGGTTGGCAGTAGGAAGGAAGAATACGTCGACAAAATCGGCGACCCCAAAAGCCTATTCTGGAAAGCCCGGCAATTTATAACCATGCTCCCGGTGGAGTTCCGCCCGAAAGGCTGGGACGATCAGAAACATGCGCCGCACATGCGCATCCTCAACCCCGATAATGGCTCCAGTATCATCGGCGAGGCCGGGGATAACATAGGCCGCGGCAACCGGACGAGTATCTATTTCAAGGATGAGGCCGCATTTTTTGAACGTCCAGAGGCGATTGATGCGGCACTGAGCCAGACATCCAATTGCAAAATCGACGTTTCCACACCGAATGGCGCGGGCAATCCGTTCTACCGCAAGGCGCACGGCGGGAAGATCAAAAAGTTTGTTTTTGATTGGCACGACGATCCGCGCAAAGACCAAGCGTGGTACGACAAGCAGTGCGAAACGCTTGATCCGGTAGTAGTTGCTCAAGAGATCGACAGGAACTACGAATCCTCTGTGGTCAATGCGTTTATCCCGGCTGACATTGTTCTCGCTGCACAAGCGCGTGGCCCGGCCGATGTTAAGCCGATAGGCGGGATGCGGGTTGGCATCGACGTTGCCAGGTTCGGCGATGACAAAACAGTCATCACATTCCGGCGCGGCAGAGTGCTGCTAAGGCAGATAGTGTTGCAGGGCATGGATGTCGCCCAGGTAGCGGGCCGGGCAAAAAACGAGATTGCGGCCTACGCCGAGAAGCCGGAACAGATCGCGGTGGACACCATCGGGATTGGTGCTGGGGTGGCGGATATGATGCGGGCATGGTTCCCCGACGTGGTAGAGCGCGGTAAGGTGAGGCAGATTGTAGCGGACGTGAATGCTGCCATCAGGCAGTCGGACGGCATCTACTACAACCTGCGGGCGTTCATGTGGGGCGAAATGAGGGAATGGTTAAAGGGCGCATCAATACCCAACGACCAAGACCTCAAGTCAGACCTGACTGCGCTTCGGTATCTGTTCAAGGGCGGAGAGCTGCTGCTGGAAAGCAAGGACGATGCAAAGCGCCGGGGAGTGCATTCACCGGACAGGGGGGATAGCCTGGCGCTGACATTTGCCATACCTACATTGGTCAGGCCTGCAATGCCGAAGATTCAATACCAGAACGAAATACTATCCGAAACCATGGGGTACTGAGGTATCAACCTCCCCAAAAGAATCGCCTGAGCGCATTCCTGGTCGCTCAATAATTAGGCAAACGTAGTAAATTAGCCACTTTCGAGCGGTTTTCTTATTTGGAGATGCAAAATGATTAAACATGAAATTGTAGCGGTATCGGTAGCGGCAAACACCGCCGGACTGGCGAATGATGTAGCACCTGCAAGTGGGGTGGCTTTAACTCTGGCGGCAAACAATGCGGCAGACAGCCTTGCGCATCTGATCGTCATCACCAACAATTCGGCGACTGATTACTCTACCGGCGGCAAGACGCTGGCGGTTGTCGGCACCGGCCCGAATGGCGAGGCGCAGACAGAAACCATCACCGGGCCGGGCGCTTCAACGACCACGACCACGACGAAACATTTCCTGTCTGCTGCCAGCGTCACGCCGAACTACACGCGCGGCGCGGCTGATACTGTAGATGTCGGCTGGACTGCGGAGAGCGTTTCGGCAACGAAAAATCCAAAGTTGTCCACAGTACCGCAGTTCAATATCGGCTTTGGTTGCTCGGTTGAATCCGGCACCCCGACCTACACCGTTCAACAAACCTATGACGGCGTGACGTGGTACAACCACGCGACAGTATCAGCCGAGACCACCTCGCAGGAGGGTGTTTACACCAACCCCGTGGCCGGTATCAGGCTCAAGTTCACCGCAGCCGGGGGCGTGACGCTCACCAGCTATCAGGTCGAGGGTTAACAATTGCAACCCGACTATGGTATTGCCAGTGATGGCAAGGACAGCAAAGGCGACCTGGCTGCGCTTGCCAATACGCTCAAGCAATTGCGGGATGATGCCGTCAAGGGCCGCGCCGACTCCGGCATTGAGGCAGAATGGCTGGAAGACGAGGAATATTGCGATGGCATAGACGACGCAAATCGTTCTGAGCGGTACATCAAGCCGACATCGCCTGATGGCCGGGTGAGGATTGAAAAGAAGTCTGGTAAGAAATCGAGCAAGTCCAGCGTGTTCGTGAACATCACGCGCCCCTACGTCAACGCGGCTGCGGCGAAGCTGGCTGATATGCGCTTCCCGACCGACGATAACAATTACTCGATGATGCGGCCTACGCCGATGCCCGATTTGGTTCAGCGCGAATCGGACTACAGCGCGGCGATTGATCCGGCCACAGGCCAGGTGATGATGCAGGGCGTGGCCGACGAACAAGGCCAGCCAATGATGCAGATGGGGCAGGACGGACAGCCAGTAATGCAAATCGGGCAGAACGGACAGCCTGCACCTGTCCCGGCACAAAAGCCTGTAACTCAAGCCGACCTTGCAGTAAAGGAAGCAAAGGCGGCAGAGGACGCATGCGAAAAAGCCAACGACCAGATCAACGACTGGCTCGTGGAATGCCAGTATGCCGATCAAGGCCGGCAGGTCATGGAAGACGCTGCACGGATTGGGACAGGTGTATTCAAAGGCCCGTTCCCGGAGAATGTCCGCAAGCGCGCGGTGACAAAAGCTCTTGAGGGTATCGGGATGGTCATCAAGGATGATTTGGTTCCGAAGGTGAAGTGCATCCCGGTTTGGAATCTGTACCCCGATCCGTCGTGTGGCGAGTCAATCCACAACGGGAAGTACATTTTCGAATACGACCAATTGAACGGCAGGCAGCTGCAGGAGCTGACCCGCGACCCGTCGTATCTGGCCGATGTGATCGAAGAAATTATTGAAGAGGGGCCGAAGAGTCAAGAGAGCGGAGAGGCGAAGCGCCCGAACGACAAGAAGCCGAACGACAAAGAGCTGTATGACGTCTGGTATTACGTCGGGTATCTGTCGCGCGAGGACTTAGAAACCGCCGGTTATGAGTTCGAGCAAGACCAGGAAGAGGTATACCCCGAAGCCGGGCTGATTGACGTGCAGCCAAGCGAGTTTTCCGATGAGATACCGGGGAACTTCGCCGATGAATACGCGGCAGAAAGCGGAATGACGCCCGGCGAAGACGTGCCGCCATGCGGCTGCGAAGAGGACGACAAAACGCAGCACCCGGCTATCGTGGTGATGGTGAACAACAAGGTCATCAAAGCCACTATGCAGCCGCTGGACTCCGGCGAATTCCCGTATGACGTGATGGTGTGGCAGCGCAGGTCTGGCCACTGGGCTGGCGTAGGAGTTGCAAGGCAGATGCGTACCGAACAGGATGGTGTCAACGCTGCCACGCGGAACATGATGGATAACGCCGGTGTTTCAGGTTCGCCGACACTGATAATCAATCGTGGGTTGATCGAGCCAGCCGGTGGTGTGTGGAGCGTCAAGGAAAAGGTTTATTACACCACAGCGCAGGGAGAGGTGGATGATATTCGCAAGGCGTTTACATGGGTAATCGCCCCATCAATGCAAGTAGAGCTAATGAACATCGTGCAATTCTGGATTCAACGCGCCGAGAACGCGGTGGGGTTGCCGCTGATATTGCAGGGTCAGATCGGACAATCAACGCCGGACACCTACAAAGGGCAATTGCTCACCAATAACAACGGTAATACTGTGCTGCGCCGCATTCTCAGGAATTACGAGAAGGCCGCTAAAGCAATTATTGGCCGGTTCTACGAATGGATACTGATCCACGGCCAGGACGATTCGATGAAGGGAGATTTTGCCGTCGAGGTAAGGGACTCATCGGCGCTGATAGAGCGTGATAGCCAGTCTCAAATTCTGATGCAAATGTTGGGAGCATCACTAAATCCGCTGTACGAACTCGATCCAGCTTTGGTAATGCAGGAATTCTTGAAAGCACAGCGCTTCAACGCCGACAAGCTGATAATGAGCGAAGAGAAGAAGCAAATGCTCCAACAGCAAGCTCAGGCCGCCGCCCAGGCTGGCGGGCAAGACCCGAGACTGCAAATTGCGCAGATGAATAATGAACTCAAGGCTCAGGAGTTGCAGGCAAGGGCGCAGGAATCTCAGATGAGAATGCAGGCCGAGCAGCAGCTTGAAATGGCGCGGATGCAATTCGAGGCGCAACAGGCGGACATGGAGCGCGCACTTACGCAATGGCAAAAGAATGTTGATGCACAATTTTTGGCTTCGCAATTAAGCAGCGAGCAATCAATAAATATGGATTCGCTGAAAGTAGCACTGGCAAAAGAAAGTGCGAAATTGAGGGTACAAATGCAACTTGCTGGTAAACAAACAACACCTCAAGTCGCAACCCCGGCCTTTGAGCCGCAAGGGCGCGCCGCGCCAGGTACTGCGTTTCAAAATTAGTATAGAATGACGGCGTAAACGGTTGCATCAACAACCGCATACGCCTAACCACAAACGATGAAAGGATCGAAAATGGCTAACGAGATTATAAGTGGTATTTACAAAATAGAAAACGTGGCAAATGGGAAATGTTATGTTGGGAGCGCCTGCAATCTACAAGCACGGAGACGCCAACATTTTAACAATCTAAAGAGGCAATCACATTGCAATATCAAGTTGCAACGCGCATGGAACAGATACGGTGAAAGAGCGTTAATTTTTTTAGTTATTGAATATGTAAAGATCAAAGAAGAATTGATTAAGCGAGAACAATTTTGGATCGATAATATACGCTCTGCTAAATTTGGTTATAACATTGCACCAACAGCGGGAAGCAGCTTGGGTATTAAGAGGTCATTAGCAACGCGCAAAAAGGTATCTGCTGTGCAACTAGGGAAAAAGCGCAAGCCATTATCAGAAGAAACAAAAGCCAAAATAGCTATAGCGCTTAAAGGAAAACCAAAGCCAAAGTTAACGGAAGCGCGCAAATTGGCTATCTCAATATGTTCAAGCGGTAGAAAACATACGGAAGAAACAAAGAAAAAGATGAGCATTTCGCAAACCGGAAGGGTGTTCTCAGAAGAGACAAGGATTCAGATGTCTATTTCTCGCAAAGGTAAAAAACCAACAGATGCAGCACGAGCAGCTCAATCATTGGCCATGATTGGGCGTAAAGTATCTGTTGAAACACGGGAGAAAATAGGTGCGCCTCAAAGGGGTGTAAAAAGACAACCCTGTTCAGAAGAATTAAAGGAACAAAATTCATTACGGATGATTGGAAAAAAGTGGACTACTGAGCAAATTGCGAAACGAGTGTCCACGCGCAAGGCTGGATGTGGATACGCAAAATCAGATGAAGCTAGAGCAAAAATGAGTGCATCTCATAAAGGAAAAAAAATCTCACCAGAAGTTATTGCGAAGCGTAAGGCGACTAGGGCAAGAAACACGGCAATAAAGGCCGCTCAATTACAACAGGCATTCCAAAGATGACCCTCACCGACGCAGAACTGAACTGCCAACTTTGGCTAAAATTGCTTGCGCACTGGAATGATGAGCTGTCTGCGTTGAGAGCATCCAACGACGGCGACATGGACGAACTGAAGACTGCCGCCCTTCGTGGGCGCATTAAACAAATTAAGCGAAATCTCGATATAGGTAATCCAAAGCCTGCAATAGAGATTGATTAAAGAACCTTCTGGCGCGCAAGCCCCGGAGAATGTGGTAAGCCACGAATAGACCAGCCTAGTGCTGGTTTTTTATTTGCTGCTGACCGGACTACCCGATAAAGCGGGTGTTTTTAATTTGGAGATTCACGATGATAGTAGATAAAGAACAAGCAACCGAAACAACGATTAAGGCGCCTGAAACCGCTGAGCAGGCGGCTTACGATGCTGCGCGAGGTATAGAACAACCAGCAGAACAACCGGCCACGGAAACGCTGCCAGAAGTTATGGAAGAGGTTGTCGAAGCAGATACACCTGACGAAATGGCTGAACTACGCAACCAAGTCGGGCGCATCCCTAATTTACTCAAGCGCCTGGATGATGTGAATGGCCGATATGGCCGACTAAGCCAGCGCATTGAGGAAATGCAGCAGCGCGTCGTTGCGGAAAGTACTTCTAATGTTGCATCAACATCCGCTGACGCTGGTGAGCTACTGAAAGACCTGCGGGATGAATTCCCGGAACTGGCGGACAAGCTCGAAGGCGCGTTTTCAAAAGTGATGGCAAACAAGGGCGGAGTCGATCCAGCCGAACTTAACCGGATATTATCTGAGCAATATCAGGTAAAGCGGCAGGAAGAGCGGCAGGGGG